TTGTCGGCGGTGCGCAGCGCAACACGAAACCCGACGAGGCTATCGCCGCTAGTGTTCGTAATGGCTTCGAAGAAATGGTACATCAGACCGCCTATTGGTTTGACTGATTGCTGAGATAGTAATCCACCTGCGCCATAGCCGTAAAGCCCCTGCTATCCGTGCAAGTCACCGTCGCGGTGCCGTTCATTTCCGTGTCACCGTTCAGTGTAGCACGAAACGCCGTAGATGCGCTGTTCGGATTTGTGCTCGTTACGTCAGACGCCCACTGATAGGTGAACGGAGCAACCCCGCCCGATGGCATCGCCTGCGCATAATCAGTCGTCACAGTCTGTCGCATGGGCCTGAACGACGATGCGCGTCCCTCAACAAACGTGGGACTGATCGAAACCGTAAACGGCGAGGCTAAGGTCAGGCACGTCCGCCATGCATTTCCCCTGTAAGTCTCGGCACGCGTGATCTGACGCCAAGTCCCATCGATCAGGACTTCGCCGCCTTTGACCGTCCGCCAAGCACCGAGAAACCGAACGTCCATCAGCTGTAGTAGAACACAACCGCGCCCTCGGATGCGGCAGGACGCCCCGAACCCTCGGCTACAAAGAACACTCGCCCGTCAGTCTGAGCCGATCCGGCATGGTGGAGATACCCGCCACGTGTCGAACGCGTGATGTCGCCGGTAAACGCACCACCACTGATCGGCATGGAGTTGTTCGCCGATGGCGTCTTATCCGATACATCGCGAACAACCGCAGCGACGTAACGAATGGCGTTGTTGATCCCGTTCGGCGAGCAATTCTCGGCGACGTTGATACCACCAATCGTTACATTCTGGTTGGGATCAATCGAGAACTCGGATGCGCTAGGCATATACGCTACCTTCCATATCGGCTATACGGTGCGACATGCTTGGTGTCACCCTTGGTATAATGCTCAAAGGCTTCATCTTGGAGCTGTTCCATCAGTGGTCACTGCGCCGGGAGCAGAACAGGCGTGGTCCCGGCGAGCAGCGGCGCACCGAATATGCCACCACGAATCGCCCGGTTCCCTACGCGACGGCCAAGGTTGATCGCCACCTGCGGACGATCGAGCAGACCGCGCACTAGCAGGTTCTGCCCGGCGCGTGATCCACCTGCTGCTAGCAATGCCGCAGTTGCCAGACCTGCACCGGCACCGTACCCGGCACCTTCGCCCTCACCAGTCGCATAACCAGCGCCGCCGCCTAGGCCCGCAAGCCCCAATCCACCAGCGACTATTGCCCGACCAGCCGTGCCGCTATCAGGAACGGAATTGGGAAGCACGTCCTGACCGGCGCGAGTGAGGTTGAAGAACGGCTGCCTGGTAGTACCCTGACTGTTGCCGAACCGCTTGGCATTCGCCGCCGCCGCGTCGGAAAGCTGCGACGGGGCAAAGGTGCCGGTTTCACCGACGCGAGTACCGTTACGGGCACGGTTTACCGCGTCCTTCAGCACCTGCGTACCACGGTAAGCCTGGTCGGCTCGTCCTAGAGCGGGAAGAACGTCGGGAGCCTGACGATTGACCAGCCCCCGCATTGCATCCTCCGCCCCCGTCACCGACCGACCGACAAGGTTGCCCATCGCATCGTTGCCGAAGTCCGCTCCGCGCGTCTGCTGAATGAAGTCCTGAACCGTTGCGCCATCGAAGGTCGGCTGAGCGGTAAGCGGGTCCAGATCGGATCGCGCCCATGCTTCGAACTCAGGCCCGACGCGCGGAACACCAGCCCCCTGATTGATGGCACCATTATAATCGGCGGTGAACTGCGGATCGCGAGTGACCGACACACCGTTCAGGGCAGTATCGTACCCCTGCCGCGTCGCCGCCTGAGCCGCGTCGATTCCAGCCTCGCCCGTAACCCCGCCGGTGTTCGCGCCGATCGGAGCAAGCGCCTCGTTGAACGCGGCGCGGTTGAAACCCTGCATTCCCTCCAGACGACGAGCGTTCACCGCATCGCCGATCATGGGAAGACCAGACAGACGGTCCTCTACGCCCTTCAGCACACCGCCGGTTGCCTGTCCCGCCGTCAAAGGCACACCGGCAGCGCGAAGCCCCTGTACGTTGGCGTTCTGTACGCCGGTCAGTGTGCCACCGATGCCACGAGCCGCCGCACGGCCAGCTACACCGCCACCAACGCCAAGCGCCCCGCCTAGCACCGCGCCACCCAGGCGGCTCTGCCCGTCATCAGCCGAACCCGCGCCATAGGCAGCGCCGTAGAGCGCGTCCCCCGCCAGCGCGGCACGACCAGCGGAAAGGCCAGCCGCCCCTAGCCCGATCTCAGCACCACCAGCCGCCAGCGCACCTCCCGTAATCGACCCGAGCAGCGAAGCCGTGGGATTCTGTTCGCGGGCATAGTCCATCGCCAAACCAGCCTGCCCACCAGCGATGTTGTCCAGTGTACCAGCCGTTACGGCATCACCTGCCGAGATAGCGTAAGCGCCAAGGGGAGACGAAGCCACATCGCCAAGCGCACGGCCCACGCTGCCGCGAGTGTCATCAACCGCAGGCGGCGCGAAGTTGATCGGCCCACGCTTCTCGATCGCACGGACGCCATCGGCACCAAGCTCTTGATAGCCGTTGTCGCGGAGCAGCTTGTTGATGTCGCTGGCACTCGCGCCACGGTTGTACGCCTGCGACATACGCTGCGCCATCTTGATCCCGGCCGCGTCGATGAACGAACCGCCATCACCGCCACCACTGCCCGGCGCGACGCCACCGACACCGGCCACGTCGTAGCCAGCGGGACCATTTCCGCCGCCTACTGTAGCAGCATCGATTGCCTGCTGGTCGCCCGACTGCTGACTGCGGCGCGTGCCACCCATCGCATCGGCGAGACCCTGCAAGCGCCTGATCTTGTCGAGGATTACCGCATCTCGATCACCGGACTGCGGAATATATGGGCCGACTGCTCGCTGGGCTTCCTTTTCCGTGTTGAGCTGCCCGCCAGTAAGGCCAAGCGCAGGACCGACAAAGCCACGCACCGAATTACCGGCCGCGTCGAATTGCTGATTTTCAGTCGTCGGGAGGTAATCGGCAAGACCAGCGATGCCCGAGGTCTGACCAGGGCCGGCCGCAAACGCACGTTTGATATCGTCAATGGCGCGCTGGAGGTTCTGACGGCCTACCTGCCCCGACACCGGGAGAGCCGCCTCACGCTGGGCCTTCTGTAAGGTGAGTGCCGCCGCAGCCGCATCAGCCTCCGCCTTGCTCGTCTCCGCCGCCGCCTGTCGAGGAGCGAACGGAGCCTTGGCAGCCTCTATAGCAATCTGCTGTGCAGTGCGCTGGTTGCCAAGCTGTGCGCCTCCAAGGTCAACCGACTGACGCGCTGCCTGAACCGGGTTGGACGCAACAACGCTGGCCCCGTTCTGTGGCGCAGGCGAAGCAAGGCTAATGACGTTGCCAGCCTCGTCCACGTTCCAGATGTTACCCGCTTCGTCGCGGGCCTGCTGCTGTGCCATTATACCCCCAACCGGCGAAGGATGTTGTCTGCGTAGGCGTTCGTCTTTCTACCCCACAAACGGCGGTTAGGTCCACCGTGGTAATAGCGGAGAGCATCGGCGACATTGCCCGTTTTGGACAATGCTTCCTCCAGATACCCCTGACCGATCGCGCGCTGATAGTTTGCCGCGTTCTCATCTCGACCCCGCATCAGGTCATCACGATACGGCACACCCAAACGCTTCGCCACGCCCTTAGCAGTGTCGGGAAGAACTTGGGTGAGGCCGTTCGCCTGTCCGTAGCGGGTTTGTGGACCGGCCACGCCTACACGACCCCCGCTTTCCTGCTGAATGAGGTGGGGCAGGATTTCATCGGAGCGGAAAGCTACGCGCCCCGAGGGACGCACCTCCTACAGGCGTTAGCTTGCCCACTGGAGCGGAAGGGGGAGCGGCGTTCGCCCCGAACGACGGCTGTACCCATCGGCCACCGCCAGCGCCGTCAGACACGAACGTCGGGGCTGGGTTGGCCTGCGTCTGTGCGCGTTGGCGGTAAAGCGCCTTCCCCTCAGCCGACTGCGGATCAATTCCGGCATTGCGGAGCGTCGTGGTGAATGCGTCGTCCTGAGCGGGACCGGCGTGTTCGGCCTTATACTGTTCCTTGCGCTGCCAATCGGTATAGTCGTCCGCCCGTCGCTGCTGAAGCTGCTGCGTCTCATACGCCTGGGCCTGGCGCTGCTGCAAACCGGGGAGGTACGTACCGCGACCGCCACCAATCTGCGACAGCGTATCCCCGATAGTGCCGATGATGAGGTTTGCGGTTGACGGCTTCTTGTACGTCGGAACCACCGCGTCGCGCTGAACCGGCCCGGCACCCTCCGCCGATCGATCCATCATAGGCGCGCCAAACAGCCCGCGCTGAGTAGAAAACGCCGCCATATTAACCTCCACCCCCCGCGTATGCCTGTGCCGCGTTGCCTGCGATCTGCGCGATAATGGCCCCAAGTGAAGGCGACGACTTCTGCGTCGTGTTCGAATACGAGCCCAGCAACCCGCCGATGCCTGAACCGGCACCAACCGCCGACTGAACCGGAGCCTGCTGCGCCTGGAGAATATCCTGAATGGCCGTCAGCGGAAGATATTGTGCCGCTGCCAGCCCGGCAGAGCCAGCCGCCGCCTGCCCCATGCGGGTCCGCTCGTTCGAGTAGTCGGCGTAGCGGAGGTTGTTCTCGTTCTGGGCAAGGTTGCGTGTGATGATGTCGCCGAACGCCGAACCTCCCGTTAGGCCACGCGTGCCGAGCGATGCCGCCAACCCGTTACGAACGCCATCATTCGTGTTGCTGATCTGCGTTTCGAGGTAGGGATTACCCGCATCCAGATACTTGCCCGACAGCACGTCCTGATTGTACCCGCTTGCCGCATTGACGTTAGGATCACCATTCTGAAACTGATTGACGAGATTGGGTACAAGCCCGCCGAGCTGGTCACTGATTGCGCTGATCTTTGGTGCCTGCGCTCCGTATGCGGAATTGATGTTACCAGCCGCGCCCTCGATCTGCCCCGAATAAACAGGCGTTGAGGTGGATTTCTGCTTGGTTGAGGAGAGTCCGATTTTAACCTCCTGTCGATTCGGCAATGCGGCCGTGGTTAGGATGATAGTTGTGCTCTACCTCAGCGCGCTGACGCGCAGCAACCGCTTCGCTAAACAGCTTGTGGCGTGATATACGCTTTTGGCGACCATTGAAATTGATTCTTACCGCCCATGCTTTATGGGATTCTTCCCATATCACACCGGGCACCCCGCTCTTATTGCTAGAATAGAGCTTTAGATTGCGACTGTTTCCGGCCTTGCCGACCGCGCGCAGATTGCAGATCCGGTTATCGGACTTACAACCATTGATATGATCGATTTCACCAAACGCGGAGAGGGGCAGGCTGTGATATATGCTCCACGCTACGCGATGAGCTAGAACAGGAATTCCAAGCACGGCTCCCGACCCATAGCCGGAATACGAATTAATCCTAAGTGCGTCGGACCCCGCCCATTTAGCGTTCCAAATTTTAGCAGTATGCTCTTTGGCCTTAAGCCCATCAGCAAACCACTTTGAATCACGATGAAGCCACGTAAGACGGCCGGTTTCGGCATCATACGCAAACAGTTGCTTTAGTACGTCAGGTGTCAGTATATCCGTCTTAGCCATATCGCGTCTCCCTCGCGTGTGGTTAGGGCCGGGCGCGCCGTTGTAGCGGTTCGTCTGGCCCATAAAATACGTCACAACTCTTTCCTAAGTTCGGTCTGATGCAGGCGGTATCCGCTTTCCTTTAGCACACGCGACCAGCCTTCGCGAGATGCTATTGCAGCGAACGTCACACCGTTACCCTTGGCCCATTCTTCCGACTCGGCAATCAACGGAAGAATGGCGTTCAATGTCCCCGCTGCCACAAGTCCATGCAGCTCAGTCGCGCCTGCCGGGTATCGTTTGACCGCCACGACGATGACAGCTTCAGGCGAAGCGAACACGCGCGCGTCACCATTGGCGATCATCACATCCAACCAGTCAATCGTGTAGCAGCGCTCGTCCAACATCCCACGAATGGTCGAACGCCGCGACTGATACTCCGACCAATGCTCCGGTGGGAACGTCATGGCACGTTCTGCCACTGGTCGCCGTCGAACCATTGCAGGTTGCCGTCCTGATAGCGGACGTTGCCCATCTGAGGTGCGATCAGGTAGTTAATGGCATTGGCGACCAGCCGTGGCCAATCAAGCCGCTTGGCATCGACAGGAACCGGCTTCATCGCACGCCTCCCTTGTCATAGTCGCAGTCCAGTCCGGTAGCGTAGGACCACGGAGTTCCCGCTGCGATCTTGGTCGTGATGGCCATGTACCGTCCACGCGCACGGATAGGCACTCGCCCGCTGGTCTGGATCGCACCCGACGTAACTACGCCCATCGGCCCGCCCATCTGCTGACGTGCATCGATCGTCACCGTGATCCCGCTGGCCGCATCCGACGTCGGCACCACCGAACGCACCCGTGCAACCGCCGGATCGGCCAACGCCTGCCACCCGATGGAGATGGTCGCCGCCAGGTTGGGACCGGAGAGCGCACCGATACGGCTTTGCCGGTCAACGATGTACAAGCGAGGGTCGCCGCCCTGAAACCGTGGATCGTCCAGCGAGTAAGGCATCGTGTCGAGGTTCGGATAAACCGCCGCCACGTCCTCTAGCGTAAGGCTGTTCTCATACCCGGCGAACATGCCAAGGAACGGCACCTCGATCGTGGAAGCGCGGTCAATGACCCAATTATAGACCCAAATACGCCCCGGAGTGCCTGGAATGCCCCACAACACCAGCGACCGCTTCGGATCGACGGCAGCCCAGATTTTCTCGTAATCGTCGGGACCGATGGAATCGCGGAAAGCCTGGTCGAACTTCTCATTGCCGATCGGCTTCAGCGATTGCCCATCCTCTAGTGCCATAAAGCCACGGTCGGACAGGAAAAAGATCGTGCGGCCTGCCTGTGCAATGCTACCCGCTGACGCACAGCCGAAGTTAGGCGTAATCTCGCTGAAGCTGAACGGAGCGGTTGCGTCGCCCGTGCGCTCCATGCGGACGAGGCGGAAGCGTTGCAGGATGACACCGTACTCGCCGCCCGCAATGCCTTTGATCTCGCCGCCCGTCAGCATCGGCTGAAAACCGGACTGATCGACCCCCGCCGTCCACTTGGTGTGATCGTTGAAGCCCGACCATTTGACGAGCAGCTTATCCCCGCCCGCCTGCGTGATGACGACGTAATCCCCGACCACCGCCACGCCATTGGCGGAAGGGCAGTTGGTGAGGTCGCTAGCAACGCCTGTCGTCAGATTGATCTGCTTGGTCGTTACCCCGTTAACCGCAACGACGAAGTTGCCGAACTGCGCGAACCGCCAGCGGCCGGGAACGCTCAACCCCGTAGCGAGCGTCGTCCACGTCCCGGCGGAATAGCGATGCAGCCCCGTGGCCGAACCTGCGATCAGGTAGATTACGCCATCGGTCGAGATGAATGCGCCAGCTCCACGGAATTCCGCCGGAAGCGCCGTGCTGATGTTGGCGAACGACTTGACCGGACGATAGTTGGTCGCACCGGATTGAGCATCTACCGATGCGGGTAGCACGTTGATAGCGGCCGTCGCTACGCCAACCGGGTCGCGGTCGGGCAGGAATGGCGGGTACATGATGCGCTTGGTTGACATCAGCTATCGGTCATCCCATTATGGCTGGGCTGCGGCGTTCTAACGATATCGGCCCGATAGGGATACTCGACGGAGTAAACGATAGGGAACCGCGTCGGTTCGACGGAACTGGCAGAGGGTTTTAAACCAAACGCACCACGCCGCAGCATCATATCCGCACCCTACGGCTAACCTGACGCACGCCCTGCGGGGTAAGCGGGGCAGCGCCCCAGCGTGCCGCCAGTGACGAAACCTTGATCGCGGCAATCAGCGCTTCAACTTCCTGCGCCGCCTGTACCATGCCCTCTTGATCCCGCTCACGACGAGCGAGGTGGTAGAGCACCCCAGCGACATACAAGTCGGGATGCTTGCGGAGTAGCCAGTTGGATTGCCTGGCGTCAGACAGCGGCTCGATCTGGCGGTAATAGGCCATCTCCAACCCGGCAGCGTCGCTCGGGCTGATACGGATCGTGTTGCCTTCGATTGAGTAGCCGAACGCCGGACCGGCCCTGCCCCCATAGGTATTCGTCACACTTGCGGGCGAAAGGCTGGTCAGCGTCTGGTCGGGCGATCCCTCCACGAATAGCGAGCGCATTTCGAGGAAGTCGAGCGGGAGTGGAGTCAGGTCGCCAGCCGTAGTGAACGTCGTGCGAGTTTCCATCTCGGGCGTACGCAGCACCCGGTTGAACTGCGCCTCGGCCTTACGCAATGCCCGGTCAATGGCGTCGCGCGAGTAAGCCGCGTCGTCCATCATGTCGCGAATCTCGGCGATCAGGTCGCTGTACGTCGCGATGCTGCCGGGTGCGTATAGGCCGATTGCGATGGACACTACTGGCTTACCTTATAAACCGCGATCGGCACGGACACCTGCGCTCCCAACGCCAAGGTGGGCACAAGCACACCGACGTTGACCGTGTTGGCCGCAGACACGTATATATCCTGAACGCTGCCATTGGTAGGCACGCCCGTAAGCGTCACGATCAGCCGATCACCGACCGCAGCACCTGTCATCGTGAGGCTGTACCGACGCACACCCAGCGATACGGCTAGGCCAATCGTCTCGGCAATCGTAGTTGCACCGACCAGAACGAGCGGCGCAGGCGGAAACTTGATGAATTCGCCGTCTAAGTAAGCCTTGGCCAGTGCGGCGGTGGCGAACGTAGCCCCAGTCTTGGTCGCGTACTCCCCGAATTCGAGGTTTGCGACCATCATCCCGCTGAGCGTCGTGATCTGGACTCGCGTTCCCGAGATTGCCGCCAGAAGCGAGCGCGACGGGTAAGGCTCACGGCCCTCCACGTACAGCGAACCCGTATCGTAGAATACCCGCGTGCTCATGCGTCGTACCCCGTTGGATAGAAGATGGGGCTGAACTCGCGGAGCGTAGCGTTGACCGTGCAGGTAAGCATGATCTTCGCCCCGACCGCTGCCAGACGAGTACCAACCGCGATCTTGCTGCCCGTCGTCAGCCCTTCCTCCTCGCCGACGTTCGATGTCAGTGCCAAGGATTCAGCAGCGATGATAAAGGCATTGTCGGCGGTCATCAGCTGAATCCGCAGGACACCGCCGATCTTGTCGCTGACAATCCGCACCGCCGCCGATACGTCAAACGTATCATGCTGGGCGCGGGCCTTAATCAGCTTCGCGGTGTTGTCCCAGAACGCAAAGTTCGACCACGGTGGATTGAGGCGAGTGCGCGTGGGATTGGGCTGTAGGTCGCGCGATAGCTGAACCGTCTGCCCTGCTAGCAGGGTAAGATAGTTGCCAGCGGGATAGTCGTTATCGGTATAGTCGATGTAGCCGCCACCGACGCGAGCTGGCGAGATGATCTCAGCCACCGCTAAAACTCCGTCGCGGTGTATGCCGAACCAGCGGCAGACGCGATGACGTTGATGGCGTTCGTGGTGCGAATGTTGATCGAGCCGCCAGCCGGAACGGTGTACGTCCCAGGCGACCCAATCGCCGCCGTGTTGCCGAACTCGTTGATGCCGAGGTTGTTGGCGCTGATGTTCTGGATGTTTAGCCCCTTACGCGAGGCATTGGCTGGGGCGAGGGTGGTGCTCGTCGTGCCAGCCGTCCCGCTGCGATCGGTGCCTGCGCTGAGCGTCCCAGACGGCGTGCCAGCGGCATCCTCGGTCGCAATCCGAAGCGCACCACGCTGCGTAAGGCTGAACCGCGACTGCTGCCCATCAGCCAGCGTGAGAGGGGTCGTCCTGTAAATACCGTGGTCACTCATGGCACACCTCAGAGAATAAATTCACGCACCCGAAGGTGCCGGTATTCGTCGGAATTGAGGAGGCGCTTAACGCCGTCCTTGTGATTGGGATTCCAATACTCAATCCCGTGCTTGGTGATCCACTCCATCAGCACGACGTTCGGGATAGAGGCGGCGTGCCACATGTCCGAACGCTTGTCCCACGATTCGGACTGCGCTTCCTTGTTCGCGTCCAACAACGGCGACACGTCTTGCTCATATCTGAGGTTCCACGTGCCGCCGTCATCGTCGCTGGACGAAAACCAGGTCTTCATGCCCGTCGAGGGGTCATAATCGAGAAGGCGTTCGTCCAGCATGGTCACTTCACCTGCTTGTTCTTGCGCAGGATGGCAGCCGTGTCCTTATCGACCTTCATGGCCTGGCCACGGCCAATCGTACGTCCGTCACCGGTATGGACTTCGCTCGCCAGCGTATCAGCGCCGGTGACTTCCACCATATCCTTCTCGTCACGGACCGAACGGGTCTCACGGCCCTTCTCATCGGTGTCGGTGACGAGGTTCGCATCCGGGTTCGAACGCTGCCCGTGCGGATTGGGATTGGCGTCGGTGGGCGACAGCGGGTGCTCAACAACCGTCTCACCCGCGACGTAATCCGCCACATCCGCAGTCTCCTCCGTCTCCACGCCAAGCATCGCAGCACGCTTTCCGGCTTCCGAGATGTCCGCATACTCATGCGCGGGCTTCACCGGCTCACCAAGCGGGTTGGCGGGAGGAAGGTCGGCTACCGAAGGATCGGTGTCGCCGCTCTCGGTCGTGTCCGGCAGGTCCTTGCCCTGCGAACCGCCCATCGTCTTGTCGTACGGAACCCCCGTGTTGGGGTTGTCATCCGTGATCTTGCGGGGTCGTCCCATGTTCACTCTCCTTAGCTAACGTGCGTCCAAGTGGTGCCCTTACGCACCGCTTTGATAGTAGAAGGAGATACGCCAAACTTCCGACCTAGGGAAGCATTTGTAACGCCTTCTGCGGCTCGTATTTCCCTAACGCGCTCATCTGTAAGTTTAGCGACGCCAGAGCTTTCTCCATAGGCCACATGGAAACTGTTACGGCCCTTCCGCACCATGTCTTCGGTATTCTCCCGGTAGGTGCCTTCCGAAAGATGGTTTGGGTTGACGCATCCGGGGTTATCGCAGGAATGCATGACGACCAGACCGGGGGTAGGCGGACGCCCGTTGGCGTACTCAAAAGATAGCCGGTGCGCGAGCTTATGAGGCCCGCCCTTGCCGCCTATCTGGAACCGACCATAGCCCCCGACCTGCTTGCGGGCCGTCCACTCCCAGCAAGCGTCATCAGCGCCTTTATCCACGTAACGCCAGAAACGGACATCATCAGGCGCATGGTTTCGTTCGCCGCCAAAAGGCGACCCATGCTTGGCCCAACGTTGGTAGTGCTTGTCGCAATACCCATGCCCATTGACTGGCTTTTCGCAGCCTTCAATCGTACAAATGGAACGTGCCATGCTACTCTCCTTGTGGAAAAGTAGATGTAGCATGGCATATGCTCCTTTGCTAGACCTCAGGTAAGATCGCTGATTACTGCGTTGCCCGCATCGTTACGACAGACCAGAGTTTCCTCCGAGTACATCGCGTCACGATCGGCAAGGCCGGTGGTGGCCAGCTTGCGCTTCTGGAGCGGATCGAGCGTGCGGATCGCCCACATCTCCGGATCAACGATCAGCGCGTCACGGGTCGAACAGAAGCGATCCGGGACGAACTGAAGCTCGCCAACGTCCGACACGTACACGTCGGCACCGGCGATGATCGTCAGACGCTTGTTGCCCGACTCCCGACGCTGCTGCGCCAGACCAGAGAACGTCGCCGCCGTCTGCTTCTGGGCAAGCGACATGATGACCAGCGTAGGCTCACCACCCGCATTCCAGGCCGAGGCAATCGCCGACTTCAGCAGCGTCTCAGTGAAAGCACGCTGCGTGCCGTTGGTCGCCGGGGCGTTGGGGTAGCCCTGCGTCGTGCCCGAGAGCGTCGGATTGACACCACCAGCGCCACGCGAGGCATTGGTGCGCATGAACGCCAGCGCACCGGCAGCCTCACCCGCAACCGTGGACGACGGCGGAACAGCGGCGAAGTTGCCGGTGTAACGCGCCTCACGATCGCGCTTCCACTCCTTACCAGCCTTGGCGATCTGGTAGGCGTGCTCGTTCGCGCGGCCCGCCGCCTTCACCGCCTGCTGCGTGGTCGAGGTGCCGACAACCTTGGTGAAAATCTGGGTGTAGTTGCCCAGACGGGTCGTCGCCGGACGGTTCTCGTTCGACAGGTCGTCGCCCTGAACAGCCTTGTTCTGCGGGTTGGCCGACACCAGCGCGTCGGTCTGCCACTCGGTATAGACCGCCTCAGCCTTCTCGCGGCCGATAGCGGTCACGAACGGCGTCTCGGTCGGACTGATGTTCGAGATGAGGTCCGAGAGGTCTTCCCGGTTGCCCACTCGCGTCATCGTCTGGATGGTATTCGAAGGTACTGCCATGGTCTCTATCCTAACGAGAGTGCCGACTGTCTCACGACGTTGGCGTCAGCACTCTTACAATCCCATGCGGGCAATCGCAGCGGCGGCATCTTTGACATCGCCGGACTTCTGCAACCGCTCGCGCGATTCGCGGTATCCACGGGTAACGCCGCTGCTAGGCTGGGCCGCGTTAGGCTTCGTGGTTCGCGCCTTCTTGCCGTCACGCACACGCTGCATCTGACGGGCCGTGGCCGCGTCGTACTTCTCGGCCTTCTCACGCAAGTCGGCAATTTCACGAAGCGCCTTCAGTTCACCGGCGGTGGCATGGCCGAGCTGTGACATATCCAGTCCTAGCTTCTTGCCTTCCCCGATCGCCTTGCTGAAGAACTGCTCCCTGGTGCCTTCGTTCTGCACTTCGGGAATAGTCATCAACTCACGATCGCGCGCCGTCACTTCGGCTTCGGTCATCTGCTGACCAGCATCGACTCCGAGCGATTCCGCCTGCTGCATGAATTCGTCATGCTGGGCCTTGGCGGCTTCGTACTGCGCCTGCTGAGCGATAAATGCGGCGGGGTTGCTATTCGCTAGAGCGGGATCGGGACGCTGTGGAGCAAGATGACTCCCCAACACCTTTAGCTGCTCGGCGAAACGCGCCTGCGCCTGTGCGTCGGCTCGGGCTGCTGCCATCTCTGCGGCACGCTGGGCCTCGGAAGCCTTCGTAGTTGCCGTTTGGACCTGAACTGCCCGGCGGGCCTCCAAGTCGGCGACGTACTGCTG